TCGCCAGTGATGATGACATCGCCATCCACATCGAGCTGCGTGCCGTTAAAGGTCAGTCCAGCATTGTCCTCAAGTTCGCCGCTGGTGCCAGCTAAAACGACACGACCGCTAGTTAAATCCGAAACTGCTGCGCTAGCCAGCGTGGATTGCCCGGTAACGCCGAGCGTTCCAGATGTAGAAACATTACCAGTGGCATCGGCAACCGTAAAAGCACCGTCAACATCGATACCGCCGTCCAAGCTGGCCAGACCCGTGGCATTCAACGCGCCGTCCAGAGTTGCAATGCCCGTTACATCTAGTGTTCCAGGGATATCGACATCATCAGTCCATTCAACGCCAGTGCCAGCTGCATCGGTCTGCAGAAGTTGGCGAGCAGCACCGTCCTGCAACTTGGAGACTGGTAGTTCACTGATGGTTGCGGCTCCATCATCGGCCACATCAACATCACCGTTGATAATGCCAACAATTTCACCAACAGTAGTTCGTTTTGTTTGACTTGCGCTACTGTCTGTGACTGGCACGAGGTCAGCAGCAGCAGGCGGAGTAAGAGCCGTTAACTCGGAAATCTTGACGTTGGCCATGCGCTAATAGTGCAGCCGCTTTATAAAAACAGTCTAACCTTCGCGCAGCTGTACGTCTCGCACGGTCACGAAGCTAGCTGAACCAGTGATTACGTCTGCCACCCGAACGCTGACGGCACTGCTTGTTAGCATCACCTGAGCTTGATAATACAGATCGCCTGGCTCCAACCCGTTGCTGTAGCTATCGCGACTCAATGCATCGCTGTCAATCATCCAAAACTGAGCTTCGGCTTCAGACTGTTCATTTGTATTCAAAAGCAAGCGCAGCAAATTACTGGTTCCGACAGTTGCTAAGGCTTGAGCTGACCAAACCGCGATCTCATTGCGTGGCGTAATATCTGCGTTGTCATAGGCGGTCACACCCGGATCTAAGCTTGCGTCGTTGTAGTTCGGGCCATAGTCCGCAATACTGCCAGCAGTGCCAACAATGTCTGCATCGCTGTAAGTTATGTTTTGGTCTACGTCAACAAAACAGCGAGCATTCGCGTATTGGCTTTGATTAATAATTGCTGTGTTACGAGTGTCGTTTGCCTCGCGCTCAACCAAGAAATCAAACGAACCACCGCCCTGTATCAGTGATTTAACACCATCAAAAAACTTGTCACCAAGACCAGTAGTGTCGATTTCATTTGAATTTAAACTTAAATTCCATCCTTGCAAACATGCTTCTAGCTTCCACTCATTAACCAAACGCAGTTCAATCGGAGCGGTCGGGTCCAGCGTAAAGTCAGATTGATCAATGTCATCGCGTGTTACGTCGTTCGCGCCAGCCAGCGCAGCTGCACGAGTGCGGTAGAACGACAGACGATTTAGTACGTCGACATGAACGTACAACCGATTGCGGTATGGCGTAACGTCTTCATCCGTTGGTTGCACAGCGATAACATCACCACTCTCTGTAGTCAACGCATCGTTATATTCAGTCGCCAACCACCGATATGGTCGCAGCAACTCTGACGGATATGCAGTGCTGTATCCAACAAGTTCAGGATAGTCCTGGTAGTCGTAGACGTTGGCGTAGGTCGGGATTAGCGGTGGATCCGCTAGGTCTACGTTCGGCCAGTTATCAATGCTGGCAACCTCAACTAGGTCACCACTGCGGAAGCCTGTTGTCGTCAGCGAAATAATATTTTTGTCTTGATTAAGCGCAGTAATATCAACCGCAACGGGCGTAGGTGCGGAACGGTTGAATACGACTTTGCCGAATGTGCCGAGGACTGCCATTACGTTGAGGAGATAGTTAGGTCACCAGTAAACGTAAATGCAACATTCGTACTCGTAACATCACCTACAGTCACGGTTGAACCAACACTGGTAATCAACACACTGCCTGAAATCGTCTTGCCTGTGGTCAGCGTCAGCGTTGCGGTGATGCTACCTTGCGAATCAGTATTAATTTTGGCGTAGACATCATCAAGCAAACTGTTTTCATACAGCAAAGTTGCGCTGCCTGTTGCACCACGCAACCCCGTCACATACGCCCTGCTTGATTCACCTAAGTTTGTGGTTTCTAGCGTATCGCGTGAAATATCAATGCTTGCATCACGAACCACAACCGTCGAGTCGAGCCCGGTGATCGCAAAGTTGCCTGTTGTGCTGGTGACTGCCATTTTGTACTCCTGTTAGCTCATTCTAAGCTCTGCTGTCAATTCAACAGTCACATTGGAACGACCAGGGGCGACGCTTTCAACTTGTGGCGACGACCCTTCGCTAAAAGACCACAGCAAACCGGCCCCTGTTGCACTGGCATTCAGCCAGCTTTCCAAGGTCGCATCCGCTCCAGCGAATATCTGCGTCGGTAGCGTCAAGCTATCGACTGAACCTTTTGCTGTGTTGTATGCGTTAAGAATTGCTGCTGTGTTGGTGTCGTTGACGTTGCCAAATGTCAGGCTGAGTTTTGCACTACTTGGCCTGCTGCCCCAGAGCCTGCGGGTGATCACGCCGGATTGAGAAGTTTGCGTTTTAGTGGGCCATGTTGGTGCAACAAAGCTGCGTCTTGTTGGTGTGATGCTGGGGAACGTCGTTGCCATCAGTCTTGAATGCTCCAGTTTCCAGCGGTATCGAAGCCATCGGCTAGCTCCAAAATGTCTGAGCTGTTGGTTGGCATGTGTACTGCTTCAATTGTAAAGGTGCCTTCTTCAGTTGGCGTTATGCGCTCAATCTGATAAGTGCGAACCTGCGTGCTCGGCAACTTAACCGTGAATACAACTCCTGTAGGTGTTGCAGTTTTGCCGCTGTTGCTGACAGCCAGCGTGGTGTCCGCTGGTGCTGTATCGGCATCACCGTTCCAGGCAATTACGTCGTACGAGCCATCAGCTAATGATTTTGTACTGACTAATGCACCCTCAGGCGTTACAACGCCATTATTGAACTCATCGTATTCAGTAGCGTCCATGCCTACCTTGATGTAATCGCCCGGTGCCATTGCCATCAAAACGCCTTCATGCGTTGTTGTGAACGAAACAGTATGAGTTGGAATGCGCCTCATTCTCACAACAAATTTGGCTGCATCAATGGCATGTTGCCTGCTGGTGCAGTAGTCAGACATATCAATGGTTTCTAGAGATACTGTCTCGCTCGCTGATGATTCACGCACCAACACTTCGCGAACAGTCGGGAACATCCCTGGGTTATCCAGGTTTGTGCTGGCACGCTCCTCGCGATAGCGCACAGACACTTGAATAGGGTCACGCTCTTCAGGATCAAAATACTGAAGCTTGAAGCTATTTTCGACAATATTACCTGCACTGAAAAGACCCGTAATAGCAACAGCATCGAACTGCAGGGCTGGACGCAGGAAGAACTTGCCGTCAGACTCGCCAAATATCAACAGATGCGTTGCAGCAACATCAGCGCACCATTGACGGATGTTGATCTTGTCAGCTATCACGCCATCAAAGAAATATTTGCGTGAGTAACACCAATTGGCTGCAGCTGTGAACTCAGTAAAGTTCACCATGTCGTCAGTAATTAAATCGCCTCTCCCGTAGGTGCTGTTGGTCATTAAGTCCAACACAATGTCTGGGAGTAAATGCGTTGCTCCAATGGCCAAGCTGCTACGCAGTTGACGGCAGGTTTTGCCGCCTGTCACATAGCAACTAAATTGGCTGAATTGTTGCCATTCCACTGAAGAATTGATGTTGACGCCTATTAGCGCGAGGTTGTCGTAATTTGCTTGAGTAGAGTTCGGTACTATCTCATTAATGTAAACAATTTCATGTTCTGGCCCTGTCTCGGCAGAAGACGAAATTTCTTCATACACAAAACTTTCAGCCAATTTGCCCCAAGTGTCTATTAACGAAGTATCGCCGTTGCTGAAATTTGCATCTGTTTGTGGGTAGTTCAATTGCCCTTCAGCGGCTGGTCTGCGGCCAATACTGATCGCAAATGTGTCTGCGCTTTTTGTAATTTCTACGCCTGTAAATAGCACGCTAATCCCGCCTGTTTCCGAAACCAGTTGGGTAGTTCCAAATATGTAACTTGCGTCTAAGACGTATAAACTACCTGTCACATGATTGCGAACTTCGTATCCCGTAAGCGGCTCGATCTGATACTCCCATTGCTTTACACTGGGCATGTCAAGCTGAATGTAATTAAATATTTGTTGTGACGTTGCGCCCCGAATCCCGTATGCGTTATTTAGACGGGTAAACGCTCCAGAAGTTCCGGCAACTCGATAACTTATGTAGAAAAAACTATACCGTTCAACAGTTGTTGAGACAAGGTTTGAAGTATGTATGTCAGTGTATAAAACCGTGCCTTCGTTTAGAATATTTCCTTTGTAATCCAAACACGCACGGTTATCGCATTCATTGTAACCTTTGGTAGTGTCAAAATTAGTTAGCCCGTCAATGCGTGTGCCTAATGTAGATTTGATGCCAAATTCAACTGTTTTGCACGGCCTTGTTGTTGATACGCTTGCAATAGCACAACGCATGATATGGCCGTCAGTTGTTGCAACATTACGAGGCTCAGGGTTGCTACCAGCAAGCGACTGGTCAAGCCATGTGTCGCCGTCTTTTTCTATTTGTGATTGACTATTTGTGGTAACGACTCCGGTACGAACTGTTTTGAATGTTGCCTCAACAGTTAGTGCCGAGCCGTCAACTTCAGAGTGAAATGGCCCATTAGTTCTGTTAGTGCAAACTGCTAGTCCAGTGCCAATCTTATACAACTCTCCTACGACAATAGAGTCGTCCCAGCTTTGTTGACGGCCCGCGACTACAGATGCAATGTCTTTGCATTTCTCGACGTATGCGTCTTTAATAGAAAACCAACTTACAAAAGTAAATGAGTTGCTAGTTGTCCCGGGGCCCTGCCAACTCGTAGTATTGCGGTCAAATTTAAACTTTGGGTATTGTTGAGTTGTCGTAACGTCAAGTTCTGAAAATGTAACAGAACCGCTGATTAGTGACGCACTGGTAAGAACAGTTGTCCCGTCAATATCCGCCGTGCCTGTAGAAAGAGAAGGTGACGAATACGATGGGCTTGTCAGCCCAATTTCTTGCTGAGTGTCGTCTTCTACAAGGATCTTGTGAAACTGAACTACTTTTATATCGTCTTCGGGATCGTCAGCAGTAAGATCGTTTTTAAGTCTAATCTTAAACTTACTTGCCTTGAGCAATTCAAGCTCTGTGTCAACTGCGTTGTTGTTACTAATGCTGTCTAGGCCGCTGCTGTCAAAAGAAATATTCACGGCAATATATGCCTTGTTTGATCCCGCTACGTTTGTGGTGTCAATTACGGTAGTCCCTGGCCATGTAACAGTGACGCTATTGCCTACAACTACTGTTGTAATACTTACACTCAGCCTGTCAAGAAGGCTATTGGCTAAATTTTCAATGTTGCTGCTTTTGTAACGAGAAACAGCTTTTAAACTGGAGCCCGATCCTGTGTCAAACTGCTTTACATAACCCGCTGGAGTTTCTGGAGTAATTAGCTCTTTTTCGATTACCCATGAACCTGTATTCGTAAGATCTTCAATATCGCGGCTAAAGGCAGTGTCCTTGTCACTTGAAGAAAAAAGCTTATAAGTGGTCGTGCCACCGATAGACCCCAGCCCTGAAGACGTGATCCCGCTGCGCGATCCATAAAATGCTTGAGCCTTTTTGCGGCTTGCATATTTCGCCTCATCTAATACGCATTTAACTTCAGTCTTTCCCTCGTCGCCTTCAGGTAGTAGCTGTGCCCGTACCTGCGGTTCAAACGTCGGATTAGGACGCATCCCAAAATCGTTGCCGCAAAAAGCGTACACACCAAACGTTGTCTGGTTAGCAGGCTTTTGAGTCGCGCAAAAATGCTGAGTTACATCATTTCCGACACGAACGCCAAACACTTCTGAACCGGCTAAGTTGCTGCTATTTCCTACGTCTTCGCTCGCACTGCGACCGTAGATGTGATCCCCTGGTGCAATACGTGTTGTAAGACCACTTGCGTATCTTGCATATACTGCCATCCTCGAACCAATCTGGTTAGCAGTTGCATTACCAAAGTCGTAGCTAGTTAAAGTGTTGCCACCAGACGCAAAGTTACTAGGCTCAATTGTGGCTATTGGTCCCTCACCAACCAGAAAGATTGCCCGGAGCATCTGCGATCCGCCAAGGCTGTAAATCTGCGACCAGAGCAGCTGCGTATTAACTCGAACGCCACCATACACAATGGAGGCAATCGTTTCTTTGTTTGTATAAACAAGCGGTATAACTGATCCTAAAGTTGAAATCTCTTGCGTTGAA